TATCTTTTTATGATTACCACTTTCATACATAGTATTATTAGATAAATTATTTGAATAGTTCATATAAAAAATCTTACATTGATTCTAAAATAAATTTCTTTGAAGCATTTATAAACTTTACTACATCCTTACTTGTAAATCTAAAAACATCCTTAGTAGATAACGTATTAACATCATAAACACTTGCTAGAGTATTTCGAGAAACTCCTGATTCATGAGTTACATAATCTTTTGAAACAGATAAATTTACCATTTCATTTAGTTCCGCCATAGCAAAACGAGTAACTTTTCTCGATCTATTCTCAATAACATTTCGATCTAATTCTTCTGAAGTACAATACTCGCGTAATGTAACCTCATTATAATCCTCCCTAATAAGAACTAGCCCCAATCTTTTTGATTGTTTATAGTTTATATATGGGGTCAGATCCGAAAACGATTTAAAAAACTTTTCAAATATACTTTCTAATTCCTCTATTTTCTCAAAGGAATTTAAAAATACAAGTGAATCATTTCTAATTTGGTAGGTACATTTTTGATTGCTACTAACCAAATCAATAAATTTAGTTATCTTTTTTGTTTGAGAACCATCCTGAGAATTAATCTCAATTAATTGTTCAGTTATTTCTTTTGGAAACAACAAATGATTTATAGCAAATTCTTTTACTAATTTATCAAGTGTTTCTGGCTTAGATTGAATGGGGGTTAAACCTCCATTTATAACAATTTGTAATTGGAAAACTTGATCGTTCATTGTATTGAAAGCAAAATATAATTAAGTTTTATTTTACAGAATACACTACATCTGAACAATCCCCCCCTAAAATTTAAAGATTATTACCAATCAATCCTATAACTTACCTATAAACTTTTACAACTACCTCACTATACGTCGAAGTAACTGTGCAGTCTTGAGTAGAATGCACAGTAAAATTAGGTACTTCACATTGATACTCGATTAGCAATCCAGCCATAGAAAAATTGTTCTTGGCTTTTATTTCGCTCACAAATCTCGATATAGCGTTGTCCTTGCATAATATTGAGCACTCGCACCAGAACCTTCTCGCCTTCTTTCCCGCGTTTTGACAAGTATGTTTTAAGGGCACCTAAGGTGTTAGATCCATAAACACCATCAACCTTTAAATCTGCATACCCGGCTTTACCTTGATTGTTGAGCAGGTTTAAAGCACGTTGTAAAAGAGGCTTTGCAAAGTTAGGCCCACAATTCACTCCTGTGTCTAACAATTCTTCAGCAACAGATGGACTAAGTGCATTTACCTGATCAAAACGCGGTTCCAACCAGTATTGTTTTTTATTAAATACTTTTTGTCAAATTCAAGTGGCAAATCTTTCATATTGCCATTCCAGCCATTTTCACGCGCAACAGCTTGTGTGATGCCATATTTAGTAGCACCACCACGGTCTGCTGGATTGTTCACATAACCGCCTTCACGTTTAATGAGTTCGTCAAGATATTGTTCAATGTTCATTTAACTTTTCCTTAGGTAATAAAAAACCGCCCGAAGGCGGTATTAACTGTTCGTAATATCGTTTTTGGCTTTCTTAACTTCTTTAAGTACTTCAATAATCGTCTTACCTTCCTGTTTGTTAATGAAGTTAAAGATCCAGCGGACTAAAGCCCAGCCAGGTAAACCACAAACAAAGAAGAATCCTCCAAGTGCAATCATCCCCCATATATCAGTAACCCATTCATGAAGCCCCCACTTCACGATAATGAATGAACCGCCAGCAAGGCTTGATACAACCGTACAGATCAAACCTACAGCCCACTCTTGTGGTGAACGTGGCATACGTGTCATTAATACAACTGCTGCAACCAAGCCGACTGCTAAAGTCACCATGATTGCAATCCCATATAATTTTAAAAGTGCTGTAAAACCGCTAGTGGAAACTGGTTCCATAAATTTCTCCAGATATTTTTAGGCAATAAAAAAGCACCCGAATTGGGTGCTCAAAGTTCTCTTAAGGTTTAAAGGGTTTGTAAGATTTTCCCTCCATTCATTAATTTGGTTGTAAGTGGAGCAACTCCAATAATTGCAGGTCCCCCCGGCCCGGCTGGCCTTCTGTCGTTCCATGGTATTGCCAGTTCCATGTTCCATCATTGGTGGACTTGGTACCGCGCTGGCCCCAACCTCCACCATCACCAGACAATGGAGATCCATAACGGTCATTTTGGGTTCGATAACCTTTACCAGGCACAGTAGCTTCAGCATCGGTTACTTTGACAACCATAAAGTCACCATTTAAGTACCAACGCCAGTCTTGTGAATCGTTAGTAATAGGTTGTCCGGTCATAACCCGACCAAAAGGTGCTCCAGCACCACCGGGAATTCCCTGAACCCCATAAGATGATCCAGTGTAAATACCACTTGGTGTTGCTCCACCACCTGAGCCGCCTCGAGCTAACGTCCCTCCATCGATAATCAGGTTTAGTTTGCTGTGCCGGTTCAACAAACCGGGTGCTCCCTGAAACCCATCACGCCGGGTTTTGGTAAAATTGAAGTCTGAATCTTTTTCCCAATCTCCGTAAGCTAGATGTGGCAACCCGCCATCTCCACCACGACCAACAACTGAACCTTTAATCGTTAGATTCACCACCAGATCAGGTGGGAACTCCCCTGTATCTATCGCTGGTAATTCAGTTGCAGCAGGAACGATATACTCTCGTTTTGCAGGACTATTATTATAGTCAAACTTATAAACCATCCTTGTTTCAGGTCGATAAGAACTTGAGCTTGAAACCAGCGCACCAGCTTCAACTACAAAGCTAATTTCTCCAGTCGTTGGTAAATCACCTCTTTGCATTTGATATAAACGTGCGAGATTAATATCAAGCTGGTCATATCGAATGTAAATCGGTGAATCATCTACTGGCACATCAATAAAGTCCTTGTCATTGAGGTAATAACGTTCATCGTAATTAATTGCCGTAATGGTATTAGAGAACTGGTCAGCCGGTTCTCTTTTTGCAACCAGATAAGGCAGTGAGCCTTTGGTATCGTCATTAACCACCGTATAGATAGTATTCACAAAATCATCAGGACTTAGCTTTAATGCACCGTTCGGTAATCGGCCTAAAACTACCTTGTTCTTGGAAGAACCTGCGGTAACAGGAATAAGGTCCACTGTGCCATCCGCCATTTGCAGATAAATCACATAACTCTTGCCTGCAATGAAATCTACATCATGGCTTAAGGTGAGGATTAAACCCTCTTGCTGTACCACCTCACCGCTTTGATGAATACCATTGCGATAATCAGCTACAGCGATCCGGTCACGTAAAACCAGTAATTCTGACTCAGGTGCCGCATCAAAGGTTATGGATTTACGCTGGAACCGAAGCTTGTTCCAGATCCGGTACGCATTAAAATGAGCTTGCCACTTGTTACGAACACCTACCGATTTCACCTCTTTTGGGTTCTTGGCTCCTTTATCCGGCAAGTAGATATTGATACGGCTATCATCAGTTGGATCCGTGTATTCATAGATCAGTCCATCGTAGTCATCCATCACGCCAAAGGTAAGGTCATGCTTGTAACTATCCGGAATGATATTCCTGAAGTTAAACAACATTACCGAGTTATCAGTTGGCCGCTCAAAATAAAGCTTGAGCTTATTGTTTTGCCGATATGCGGTACAAAACACTGCATCACATAGATTGGTGACCAGCTCTTCAAAAGACAGGTTTGTATCATCAATTGTGGTGCAGAACTCAGCCGCTAGTGGTGTACCAAAATAATCAACTACATCGTTATAAGTCCGATAGATGTTTTCCAGATCAATCTCATCAATCGTACGGCGACCAATCTTGTCATCCAGTGCCATTGAAACCAGTGCATCAGCAAAGCTCGATGTTGGAAATAGCTCTGTCGTCATTGCCCCATTTTTATAAGTCGGCAACATTCGCTGAAGATCGAAATTGATCTTACGGGACTTAACAGATAAAGCTCCAGTGGTTGCATAAGTGCGCGCACGAAAAACCGTTTCATGTTCATACACTGTGCTTTGCAAAGGATAAGCACCATAAAGCGCCTGCCACTTTACTTCATCTACTACCGTTGTAACCGCCGGTGTTGGTGTTAAACGACGTGCACGGACACTGCAGCGGCCCTGAAACGTGACCATATCCAGCGTTGCCCCAACTGTCTGACGTGACTTAGCCGAACCCTTGAGAATGATCTGCTTTAGCATTGGATTACCAATTGCTGCACCCGATTCATTTACCGGCGTTACTTCTACTTCAATCGTGACGTTTACAGCTCCCTGATTTCCACCTGAAGAAACTGTGTAAAGTCCATTTGTGGCCACAAAGTTACATAGCACCCGACTTCGTTCGACATTGTCCAGAATGAATGGACCAATCCACTTTTCACCTATTGAACTGATCTTTGGTGATAAAGCTGCTGTTTGCTGGTTATTTAACTCTTTAAGCTTTAACCAGTTAGCATTAACGGCCGCCGGATTTGATAACGTCATTCGATCATCAGCTACCGATAGAACACTGTAAGTGCCGTTTAAATCATAAGTCTGGCCGTTAAACGTGAATGAGGCATTCGTGATTTCTACGCGGTCATTACTTACAAACTTAGTGGTTAAATCTGTGTTGTTTGCCGTTGCCCGAAGAATCTCGTTTGGATATGCAAAATGAAGGTAGTTCGTACCTTCTAAAGATTGTGTATCAGCAGGACGTAAAACTTGGCCATTAACAGAAGTTTGATGCTGAACTGTTAAGGGTGGAGTTGTAATTTCGGTACCAAGCGAGAAATATGGCTCACCCGAGACAATATCGACACCCGGTCGAAAGACTTCTACCGATGCGCCGGCAATATCAACAATGTTGGTTTCACCGTCATATGCACCGTTAATTTTATAGTGACCACGACCAATACAACCAACAACATGCTCTACTTCGACATTGTTTTCATATACCTTGTAAGGCACAGTAATCAGATCAGGGGTATCGTGAGCGGCACCATAAATATCTGCGATACGACCATTTACGCGAGTTTTATTTTCACGGTTTGATAATTCGTTATTTGCAGACGAGGATTGATTGTTATTCTGGTTGGTTTGGGTAATTGAGGGCACAGGCATTAATAATGCAACAGCCACACCCATAACTATAGAAGCAACCGCTATCCAAGCTAGAGTTATGGGGTCTATACCCTTGGGATTCTCAATTACAATGAAAGTGCCTGGCAAGAAATCGAGCTGCTTTAATTCATATGCATTCTTCGGTGTGACTTCATTCGCAAATGAAATTTCCGCATGATCCATATTGCTTATGGTATGAAAAATACGGACATGCTCAGGCATATGGTCATATTTTGAAGTAAGCCATTGACCCAAAGTTTCAGCGTGTTCAATTGTTTTGTCTTCGGATAAAGGGTCTTGTTTATAAATAATCTTAATCATAGAAACTCACACGATTAAATCCAAATGCTTGAACGACTTGAATTGGCATCCATGAAACGCCTGATTCCTGCAAATGCAAAATACGCCCCAAACGAAAAAGCCCCACATGTGGGGGCTTGTTTCGGTATCTAGAGTGAAAGGCGACTATGCAGCCTTCCTTGGGCATGGGCAATGGATTTAGTAACTTCAATCTTGATGGCAGAAATACCTTCTC